GTTCTAAGCACTGATTATCAAATCACCGCCAAGGCTTCTGACTTTGGCACCCTTACAGCAGGCACCAGCATCACCGTCGATTCTGTTGCCTACACAGTGCGTGAGACACGCTTGATTGACGACGGGTTGCTTTGTGAAATCTCGCTGCAGAAGACATGACGACGCGTCGAGAAAACATCCTGGCTCGCATCAAAACAAATCTTGATGCGATTAGTGGGGCCACTATTTATCGCGTCAAAACAACACCTTTAGCGCGTGGGGAAGTCCCTGCCATTGTGCTTGAGCCTGTTTCTGATGATCCGTCTGAAGATTCATACGTCAAAACAATGTGGAGCCTGCGTGTCAGGTGCTCAGTTTTTGTTCGGAACGACGCGCCAGGCAATACCGCTGATGCCTTTGTTGAGGAGGTTCACAGCAAAATCATGGCCGATCCCACTGTGAATGGTTACGCCTTAGACATTGATGCTGATACGACAAATTTCAGTTTCTTTGATGCCGACGTGCCGTTAGGTGTTGTCGCAATGGACTATCTCGTGAAATACCGCACAGACCGCGAGAATTTGACGGCAGCTTAATCATGTTCCAGCCGTAGCTTGACTTAAGCTGTAACAAGAAACCTATTTAGTTTGAGGCTCTGAACGATGGCAAAGCTAGCCCGCGTGAGGAGCGCGCTTGCAAAGATTGAATCAAGCTACGGAACCGATCCAACTCCTACTGGCAGTGCTGACGCAATTCAACTGCGAAATCTTGAAATTCAGCCCGCTGAATCTGAGGTGCTTTCGCGTGATTTGATTCGCAGCTACCTGGGCAACAGCCCGCAGCTAATCGCGAACACTCGTGTAATTGTTTCGTTCGAGGTTGAATATTCAGGCAGCGGCGCGGCTGGCACTGCTCCTAAATATGACCCAATCTTGCGAGCTTGTGGGATGAACCCCACAACAGTTGCATCCACTTCTGTGACTTATGTCCCGCGTTCAACTGGGTTTGAGTCTTGCACGATCCACTACGACACTGACGGGCTCCGTCACATCGTTACTGGTTGCCGAGGGACTTATTCAATTAGTCTGAACGCGAATCAAATCCCTGTTTTCAACTTCACTCTTACCGGTCAATACAACGCACCGACTGACACTGCCTCGCCAACTCTGACGTTTAGCAATCAGGCTGACCCTGAGATCTTCAACGACACCAACACGGTTGGATTCACGTTGTACTCAGCCACCAACCTGGCTTTGCAGTCTGCAGAGATTGATCTAGGCAATGAAGTGATCTACCGGGAACTGGTTAACTCCACTAAAGAAGTGCAAATCACTGACCGTGCAGCGACTGCAAACTTTGTGATTGAGGCCCCTACTCTTTCCACTAAGGACTTCTTTGCACTGTCCGTTGCTGGTACATCAGGCAACCTCAGTATTCAACACGGTGATACTGCGGGCAACATCATCACGCTGACTTCACCAACAAGCGGTTTGTCACTTGGCAATCCCTCTTATTCTGAAGATCAAGGCATTGTGATGTTGAATCTTCCAACTACACTTGTGCCTAGCTCGTCTGGCAACGATGAGCTGTCATTAGCTTTCACCTGATTTGTATGCCTTTCGTTCTCAAAAAGAAAGACTCAACGCACAAATGGCCTGTTACCGTCAGCATCCCTGTTGACGGTGGCAAGTTCCGCAAAGAGTCTTTCACAATCGAGTTCGTGAAGATTGGCCGTTCTCGTTTTAACGAGTTGGCTGATCAAGATGAAATGACTCTTGTACTTTCTATCGTCAAGGGTTGGGAAGGCGTTACTGATGAAGAGGGCGATGATGTGCCCTACACAGATGAGACAGCTGCAGAATTGTTTGATGACCCTTTTGTTTTAAGGGCTGTTATCAATGCTTACGCTGACTTTTTTCAAGGGGCTCAATCAAAAAACTAGAAGGGGCCGCTGAGCATTGGTGCGAAAGTGCCGGTGCTTTCGAGCAAAGCGCCAAAGAGTTGATGGACCAAGGCATGGACCCTGGAGAAATCAACGCTATGCGCAAGGCCCAGAAAGTTGCTGAGTTTGAGGTTTGGGAAGAGAACTGGGACGCCATCAGCGTGTTTTCACGTTGCCAGACTCAATGGCGAGTTTCTATGTCTGGTCTTGTCGGGCTCGACTATACAGTCGTGGCTTGGATGCTTAAACTGTTTGAAGTAAAGGATCATCGTGCTGTGCTTGAGCAAATTCAAGTCATCGAAGCGATAGTTCTAAAAACCTTCAGAAGCCAAGGCTGAAACACTTATGGATGCCCTGCTCCGCTTAAAAGCTTCTGTTTCAGGCCAGAACGACATCAAGCGTCTTGGCAATTCAATGCAAGGCGTGCAGGGCAAGGTTAAAAACTTGCGTAACAGTGTTGGCCGCCTAGGCGGTGCGTTCAAGGCGTTATTTGCGGCGGCGGCTATTGGCGGGTTTGCATCCGTTTTGAAGGGGGCAATTGATACGGCTGATTCGTTTCAAAAACTTGAGGTCAGGACAGGGATCGCAGCGGAAAAACTTATGGCATACGTTGAGGCGGGCAAGCTCGCTGACGTATCCCAGAAACAGCTTGAAGTTGGCTTGAAGACTCTTGCGAGGACACAGGTTGAAGCAGCAGATGGGGTTAAAACCTATGCCGACACTTATGCCAAGCTCGGCATCGACGTAAAAAAGGTGAACGGCGATTTAAAACCAACAGATCAGCTGTTAGGCGAGATTGCAGACCGGTTTGCTGATTTACCTGATGGACCTGAAAAAGCTGCGGCTGCCTTGGATCTATTTGGCAAGTCTGGCGTTGACATGATCACGATGTTGAACGGGGGCAGTGCGGCGTTAGAGGAATTTAATTTTGGATTGAGCGGAGAATTTGCTCAAAACGCGGCTTTTTATAACGACGAAGTAACAAAACTTAGCAGGGTATTTAATAAGTTTGGGCTGCAACTTCTTGACGCATTGTTGCCTGCTCTTACTCAGATTACGCAGTCTTTCGCCACGTTGTTTGACGAGGGCACGAACCTAGAACCTTTGTTTACCGTGATTGCTGCCAGCATCAGAGTTGTTGCTGCTGCTGTTTTTGCAACTATTAAGCTGGTTGATGTGCTTATTAAAAACATAGTGGCAGGCGTGCAAATAGTTGGCAGAGTGCTAGCGGGTGATTTTTTTGGCGCAATAGATCTTGCTAAGAATCGGTTTGCTGGATTTTTTGATCAGACTAAAAAAGATCTTGCTGAGCTAGGCAACATTCTCACAGGCACAGCAACTGCACCGGAAGGTTACACCAGAAAGACTGGTGGTGGCAGGCTGGACCCGTTGCAAGAAAAAACGTCAGGCAAGACAGAAGCGGAAAAGGCAGACGACGCGTATCAAAAATTTACTCAAAGTGTTCTTAAGTTTCAAATTGCGCGTGAAAATAGCGCAAAAAAAGCTATCGCCGACATTCAAAAGGAAACACAATTTGCTGAGCTAAGGCTCGAAAAAGGCGAAGAATTTGCAAATGTTGTGCAAACAGTTAACGAATTAGTCCAGCAAGGCGTTCCTTTTTCTAAAGCTTTCCAGCTGGTAGAGGCAAGGGAAAATGTACGCAAATTGCAGGAAGCTCAAGACAATGCAAATAAAAAAGCAGAAGAGCAAGCAAATAATTTAAATAACCTTTATAAATCAATTGGCGACACCATTGAAAACAACGTTGTTTCGGCAATTGAAGGTTTGGTTGATGGCACTAAATCGCTTGGCGAATCATTGTCTGGGCTTTTGCGCGAGCTATCAGGGATGTTTTTACGTCAAGGCGTTGGCAGCATTTTTGACAAGATTTTTCCATCTGCTTACGGGAATGTGTACGCCAACAACAAAATTGTTCCTTTTGCTTCCGGCGGAATCGTAAACAAGCCAACTATTTTCCCCATGGCTAACGGTATGGGGCTAATGGGAGAGGCTGGCCCTGAGGCCATTATGCCTTTACGTCGTGGCGCTAACGGCAAGCTTGGCGTCGAGTCTTCTGGTGGTGGGGTGGGTAACGTAGTCGTGAACGTTGATGCAACTGGCAGTAACGTGCAAGGTGACCAACCCAATGCTGATCGGCTTGGTAAAGCAATCGGTCAGGCTGTGCAAGCTGAACTGATCAAGCAAAAACGACCTGGAGGCTTGTTGACACGCTAATGGCTACTTTCCCAAGCATTGTTCCTGACTATGGAGCGTCAAAAGCAAGCAAGCCAAATGTCAAAAACGTGCAGTTTGGCGACGGTTATAGCCAACGTTTGCGATACGGCCTTAATACAGACCTAAAGGTTTGGACGCTTACTTGGCAATACATTACTGAGGCAGACTCAGACACGATTGAAACGTTTCTGGAGGCGCGCGGTGGCGCTGAGCATTTTGATTGGTCACCGCCAGATGAAACTGAGACTTATAAATGGATTTGTCAGCAATGGTCTAAGCAGATGACTTCAGCTGGCTTGAACCAGCTAACGGCCACGTTTCAGCAAGTCATTGAGCCATGAGCACCAGAGCGTTTGAAGAGCTGCTTAGCTCCAGCCCTTTCGCCATCATTGAGTTATTTGAGTTGCAGCTTTTCCAAGAGCTGCACAACGATGATCACCGGTACTACTTTCATGCGGGCACAAACCGCAAGACAGACGTGCCAACCGGTAATGATGACCCTGTAAACGCATATTCGATTAAGTACGGCGGCATTGATTACCAGCCTTTACCCATTGAGG